AGGTGTCCCCGCGTTCGGTTCCTTCCAGGTCTTCTCGATAACGAGCCGCTGCTCCCGGACATCCCAGTAGCCGAAGACGATGCCCGTGTTGTCCACCATGCCAGGGTCCATAGCTACGTAGGCGTCGTAGTACGGGGGTCTGATGACCTTTTTGCAGATCTCCACGCGCGCTGCTGCATCGAATTCCGGGACTACCGCGCTGCCGGAATCCGTAACCCACTTCGTCCAGTACTCGCGGAGGGCGGTGGTCCCCTTGGGCAAAGCCTCGCCGCGCAGGATAGCCGGGATGTCCTCGAGCTTCTCTCCCGCAGACTCTAGGGCTCGGGTCTTCTGCGCGTCTGTGAGATGAGGTGCGTCGAGCAAGGTAAACTCGTAGCCCTGGCCCTTAGCGAACGCCTGGTCGCAGAGCTTCTTCGAATCATGGGCCGGCGTAGCGGAGGGTGTTGTGGCGAGGATTACGCTGCCATCCGTGGTCAACGTCATCGGCGTTACTACGCTGTCCACGACGTAGGAGAGCGAGTCCATTTGGCCCACCTCATCTAGGATGACCAGGTCCGCAGAGCCTCCGCGCAAAGAGTCCGCGGTCTCTCCGTTCGTACCTCGCACCTTGATTACGGAGCCATTCTTAAATGAAAAGGTTTTACTCTGCGTCGAGTAGTCAGGCCTCAGCTCCGGGGGGCAATCAGGCAGGATCCGCGCAGTCGCCTCGGCAAAGATATCGTTGGCGTCCTTCGCCCACGGAGCGAGGTAGAGGACCCTGGCGCCCGGCTTACGCAGCGCTGCCTCGAATGCGAGGACAGTTAGGAGAAACGTTTTACCGAGGCGGCGTGAGCAGCAGAGGAAATGCTGAGGGGACTTAGATGCCGCGATAGCATCGTAGATCTTGCGCTGGGTAGCGTGGAGCAGGTAGTAAAGAAACCCACGCCGCCAGGCCTCGTACTTAGCTAAGTAGCGGGCGGCGTCGAGAAGCTTGGGGTCTTTCACCTTAGATACTTATTATAAATGCCCCGTGTCGCCGGGACCACGCGTCAGCCATTCACCCTGTTTCCCCGGTGCTAGGCACCAACCGCCAGGGCTGCTACAGGCGCTCACCTTGGGCTGCGCGGCGATTGCGGAGTGAGAACTTGAATCTCAGCCTACAGGATTATGAGCCCCGAGTTGGCACCTGCCAGCCCCGCATCCTATACTTATTATTACTTAGCCTCCCCGAAGATTAAACCCACGGTCATCACAAAACCCCAGGCATGACTAAGCGCCTCCGCTGCCCGGCCCTCGTGCCAATAAGCCCCCGCCAGCCCCGCGAAGAGGACCAGGAGCCAGGCCCACGCGGCTCCCCTAATTAATCGTGCCAACGTACACCAAGTAGTTCGGGACCTCAGCCATATAGCGCCAGACGCGTTGCTCATTGAAATAAAAGTACATAAGGGACGCGAGGCTCTGCTCAACGAGCAACAAGGAATCCGAGGCGGGGTTATAGAGCACGTCGCCCTCTTGATACCTAGGCTTCTTAGGGCCTCGGGGCTTAGTTAATCGACTCATTGGGCTCGCTCGTCGGAGCTGGGGGGACCGAGGCAAGCTGAGCCAGAGACTCGAGGGCGCTCTGCTGCAACGCAGCGACGAATTGCTGGTGACAGATCCGCGTCGTCTCAGCCATCACGCGAGCGATGAGCCGCGGTCGATACCAAAGCCATCCAGCGTAGGCGAGGACGAGGGTGAAAACGGCTACAGTAATCAGATCGAACATAGGAGAAGCATAACACAGCGTGTCCGATATGTCAAGCAGTCTTAGCCTAAGATGTCCGCGTTATAAGACACCAAGGGTTAGTATAAACTATAAACTATCCACCTGAGTAGACCTAAGTAGCCGTGAGAGCTGGGGAATCCTAGGGCTAAGTAGCTTGGGTTTTTGAGGGAAATTTTTACACAGGCTTTGCCCGAGGTTTTTAAATTCTCGGACCCGGTGGTGGGGGTCGAGATCGAAGGCCTAGGCCCAGCAATCCTGGACACTTAGCATCATTGATTACCTGGCAGACAGCGCTCTAAGCACTCAATATCTCAGGCCTAGGACACCGTCACCTAACACCCGGTTACGTGGTTTCCTCAGTAACGACAGACCCTTCTACAACGTTTGTAGCCGTTTCGGTAGCCAATGGACCGGATCCCGCGTCTAGCAACCCTAGTAATTGTTCCTTGGTCAACGCGGCCGCGGCCTCCCGTTGCTCGCTGTCCATGGCGCCGACGATATGGGTCTCAGGGCTCCGACCGAACCTGCGGTCCATTAGGTCCCTGAGCATCGTTACCTGCTCTCTAGATGCCCGTATTTTGCCCGTGGCGACGTCAGCCGCGTACTCCAGGATATTGGGGAAGGCTACTTCGATCCGCGCTGCTACGCTCCCCCGGCGCTTGCCTAGATTGGGTGACGCTGAGCCTGGTAAGATGAGGCCTCGATCGTCGCGCTTGACTTCGAACCCTGAAACCGTACCCTTAGCATCCTCGATCACTACAGCCTTAGCCTCTTCTAGCTTTTTCGCTTGTAAATCCGCCTTAGTAGGCCTAGACCGCTTCAATTTTACTTCCTTAGTCTCTGCTGTCATAGGGGCGCGAAAATGTTTGCCTAGGGTGCGAAAATCTCAAGCCATTGATACTAATCACTATGACCTATATAACCGCGCAAATGGTTTCGCACATAAGACTTATTGGGTTATGTAAGTACTTATTACATCGTGACCTAATACGATGGCACGCCGAGTGCTTTATAGTTCTGCATCACTGGCCAAGTGAACTAACCCGAAGTAGGAGGACGAACAATGAACCAAACAAAGCGGATCGAAGAAATGCGAGTTAGGCTCGCCGCGGTTATCGAGGGATTGCTTGACCTTGAACTTTTCGCGGGGGATCTGATCGAAGATCCAGATCGCGCGGATTCGGAGCCGTTGGGCGAAGTTGTTAAACGAGTACGACATCTGGTCAGCGTCGCGCAGGGGACTAACACCTAACCCACAACGGACACACCACTATGACCGCTAAGCATACCCCAGGACCCTGGGAACTGATCCCAACGAAGCTAGCAGGAATCACGGACCTTCGAGCCCAAGGGCGCCACCTACTCCGAATCAGCGACTCTAGGGTCGGGCACATAGACGCCAACGCCCGCTTAATTGCCTCAGCTCCTGATCTCCTGGAAGCGCTTAAGGCATTACTAAACCGTGTCGACCCGGCAAACAAGGAACGGGAGATCACTCCAAAATCCCTACTCCAGAAAATGGACCAAGCACGCGCCGCAATAGCTAAAGCGGAAGGTACCTAATGCTCGCCTTTATCGGATTTGTAATCGTAGCTTTCCACGTTGTAATATTCACCATCGCGTTCATTATGGACGCTGCACACAAAGGAACCTAATACCATGCTTACCCTTAATGCTCCTCCCTCGCAGTACCTCGCAGCTGAGAAATTCTCCCACGCACTGGCCCCTAATCGCTCGCCCCGCTACTCCACGGTAGACAGTGGCGAAGTCTTGCGCCGCTTCCTTGACGCTGGCTTGATGCTCCGAACCGTGGTCCCCCAGAAACTCCGACGCAAGTCTATTGAAGCCGGTAGGGATGGCTTGCAGAAACACATCTTCCGTTTCGACACTGGCATCTCTCTCCCTGACAATTCCAAGCTTGAGGTACTTCTCCGTAATAGCTATGACGGGACCGCGGCGTTTGGTCTTAGTCTCGGGGTGTTCCGGATCGTGTGCTCTAACGGCCTGGTTGCAGGGACCACATTCATGCGAGAGAGCGTGACGCATAGCGGGTCGAATGTCTGGGATCGCGTGTCAGCAGGGATTGCTAAGGTACTCGCACAGGGACCTAAGATGGCTGACACGATCGAGCGATGGAGTGCCAAGCAATTGACCGATGGCCGCGCCGCAGGCTTCGCTATGAAGGTTGCAGAGACCATGCTGCCCACTGGGGCATTGATTCACAATGCTACCTCTCTCTTGGGAGCCCGAAGGACCGAGGATGCTAAGGCGGACCTCTGGACCACGTTTAATCGCATCCAGGAGAACACTCTCGCTGGCGGATTACTCTACCGCTTGCCTACGGATGATGAAAGCAAGGTCCGTAGGACTCGCATTGCCCGGGGCGCTGATTCTGTATTCAAGACCAATGTAGCTTTGTGGGACCTTGCTAACGAAGTAGACGGGGAGGTCGTCGCGTCATGAGTGAAACCGTGGAAGGTTGGAAGAACTACGAGACGTGGGCTATCGCCCTCTGGATCGCTAACGATAGGGAGCAATATGAATATTGGAATGGTATGGCTCAAAACCTAGTTAATCTTGGCCGACATAAACACGATGCGGCAGTGTTTCTGTGTAGGCAAATGGAGATTGAAATAAGGCCACCTAAGATCGAGTCCGAACCGTGGTCTGCGATCCTTAGCAGTGCAGCTAGGGAAGTCTATTGGATGGATATTGCCTCAGACCTACTCGCCGATAAGGAGCCTGTGAAATGAAATCCCACGAATTCCGCTCAGCGCTTAGGCGCGGTAAGTACACGTCCCTAGGCTCTTACCCTACCTACTTCGTCACGACCGATGGAGGCGCCTTATGCCACGCGTGCGCCAAAGAAGAATGTGCCCTTATTTGCCGCGCAATCTTTCGCGACGATAAGACCGGGGGATGGCACGTTTTCGGTCAAGATATCAATTACGAGGATACTGAATTGTATTGCGACCATTGCAGTAAATCTATCGAGTCTGCTTATGGAGATACTTAACATGAAACTCAAGAATCGAGCTTGGCATCGTGGTTTTGACAAGGGGAATTACGGTAGTGCTTATGAGTCTACAGACTGGGATTCATGGTACGCCCATAACTGTATCCCCCCTGAGAACTTCGAAGATGTCCACTCCTACCTAGCAGGCCTAATCCTCGGGTTCTTCAGCTCCTACGAGATTCACGAAATCCCCGACCCTATCGCCGCAGAGGATGTAGCGATCTTGCGAGCTGAGTATGAACTGGTGACCGAATGACCTACACAATATGCGAAAGAAACACAGCGCTACAGTCCGGAAGATGGAGCGGAACCTACGACACTTTGGAAGCAGCGCAAGCGAGGATAGAGGCTCAATTACCGCGCCTTAGATCCTTCGTAGAACTGTTCGTGTGCGAAGGGACACCTAAGAACCCTGGCAAAAAAGTAGGCCCCGTGATGCGAGGCGCGACATGAAAACCTTCGGCACGTGGCGTGAGGCTAGGACCTACGCACAGCAAATCGCCAATGAGACCAAGCTTAGCCTGGGGATAGAGAAATCAGGGTACCCAGGCTACCCAGTCGAGTGGGTCGTGCGCTACCTGCCCAAGAAAGAGAATCGATATGGATATGACACTCAGTGCGAGGCTGTAGAGCCCGAGTAATTTTTCCGGGGGAGTTTTGAGCCTGGAAATTGAAAACCCGAAAACCACAATGGAGATATTTAACATGAAACTCGAATGGAATAGAGGTTACTGGCAAGCCAACGCAGACGTAGAAACGGAGGGTAATATCCTTCACTGGTATACGCAGGCCTCCGCTGACTTCAAAGCAGGCTACCGGAGTCGCATAGCCACCTATATGTTACGATGTGCAGCGCTGGGGTTAGTTCCTAGGACGAGAGATTCTAATGGATCTTAAAGCTAGAGAGGCCTGTCGCAAAATGCTAGTGCAATACTACCTTAAGCTTATCAGGGCTGGGGCATCGAAGAACCGAGCCCGGCAATTGACAGCGAAGAAAGCCCACACTATGGGTCCGGAATGTGCTAAGATGGTTAGTGGTGTGCTTGCTTACCTCGAGGGGAGCGAAGATGAAAATTGAAATAGAGATCTCAGAGCAGCGCCTAGCGGACATGCTTTGTTCAGGTATGGAGGGTGGAATCAATTACTGGGCCAAGATTATAAGCTACGTTGCGCCTACAGATCTGAAGTTTAAGATCTACCCTCCCGAAGTCTTCAGGCACGTTGATTACCCGATGAGCGGGGGTTGCGTCACACTTCAAACCGAGGAAGGCGAAAGCTACATGCTCACTAAGCCTAAGCTCTTAGCAGGCCTCGAGACCATGTCCAAAGTAGCGCCTAAGCACTTCGCCAATTGGCTAGCGGAACGCGATGATGCCGAAACCGGGGATGTCTTTATCCAATGCTGCCTGTTCGGCAAGGTGATCTACGGATGAAACCTGAGATCTTCATCCCCCTAGCCTTCCTAGCGGCATGCTCACTTTGGCTCTATTGGCTTAGTCTAGCGAAGCCGCCGATCACGCCCCAGATACTCCAATACCTAGGGGCGCCATGACGATCGAAAAAACAGAACCGATAAAAATGACAGCGGGCTTTGTGGTTATGTCCACCTTATCCGGAACCCAATATCATCCGAGTAATGTGACGGCAGAGCAGTTAGTAGAAGTTGCCAGCACAATCCCCGAGATCTTCCCCGAAGGCCTATCGCTCGATCAGGCGCGTTGGTTGCTCGAGAACCCTAACGAGATTGTCGAGGGCAAATGACCCACCTATTGGCCTATCTGCTTCTAATCCTCCCTACTCCGGAGTTTTGCCTAGCCTACCGTCAAGGCTACCGCGCCGCTGTGTGTGAGGGTATGGGTCCGCTGTGCATTACCGCGCCTAGGGTCTATCCTGCGTGTCCTAGTGACGGCGGGACGCCTCAGGAAGGCTATCAGTGGGGGTGGGACGCTGGGGTAAAAATCCGGGGGAAAAACTGAGCCTAGAATTTGGATTCCTAAATTCGAGCCCTAAGGCTTTTACCAGGGGATCAGGGACTCTAAAAGGTAGGCTTATGTATGCTTAGTTACATCGCGGGCTTACAAGGCTACTTTCCATGCGAAACAGGGGGGGTAAGGGGTAGGTAGCGGCCCCCCCGTTTTTGGGTGGAATTAACGCTTACGCTTACGGTCCTTCAAACGGTCTTTCATAGCTCGGTATTCTAGGATGCTGTAGGGCTCGTGCAAACCGCGAGCATAGAGGTAGTAAGCCCCGTACTCGGCATAGTCCTTATGCGAACCTTCGGGCATATTACGCATGGCGCGTTCAAGAAAGGGGGCCTTAGCAGCGTCGGATAATGCTAACCAGCGCTCTAGCTTTAGAGTCTTACGCTTATCGTCAAATCCTTCGGCGATCTTCGAGGCCCATTTAATTTCGCCAGCCTCATTTACGAAGCACTCAAGATTAACACGCTTCTCTTTTTCGTGGGGTACATAAACAGGACGCTTAGCGAACAGAGGCTCAGGCTCCTCGCACTTGGACCACGTGCCGTCGGGGTTGCGCTTAGACCACGTCTCCCCTTCACCCAACGTAGCAATTTCAACCTTAGCAAAAGCCTCTCTAGCCTTCGGATGTACGCCCACTATCGCCTCCCCATTGCAACGGTATCAAGCATAAGGCGCAACTTAGATTCAGTAGCCGCCATCGCATCCTTAGCCGCCGTCATATCCGTATGAACCTTAACCATGTCCAGACTAGGCGCAACGGGAGCAGTAGCCTTAGCTGGCCGCGCTCGCTTCCAGGCATAGAACCCAGCCATAGCGAGGAACGCAGTCAGCTCAGTGAGAGAGACATCGCTCAGAGTCGCCAGCTTCCCGAGGGCAATCATAAAGCTAATATTCGTGAGACTAAGATTACCGTCGTGGGGATCAACGAGACGGAGCCAGATCAAAATACGGGGGAGAAATTTGGGCATAGAATTTGAATTCAGGAATCGGAGGGAAAGAGTTTGCGCACGACGCCTAGCTTCAGAGCCTCAAGTGCCTCTGATTTCGTAGAGTCCTCGCACAGGTTGCTATACGAGAGGACAGTCCGCCCTTGCACTTTCATAAAAACTGCGCGCCACCCGTCTTTGCCTCGGACCAACCCAACCGCTTTCGTCACCGGACCAGTGGGCACCTCGTACTTCACGTCATCCTTCGCCATCTTCGTCAGCCTCTCTTATGCTTAGCAAATACATCTGGAGCGTTTCTATTCGAGCCCGCTGCTTCGGGGTCCGCTCGCTCTCGCGCACGTCGGCAAGCTTGCGCATCTCAGCGACCACTGTCTTATACTCCTCGCTATTCAAGTAACGAGGGCTAGGCATAAGGTCAAGCGTATCCGCGGTGCGCCGATCGACGGGGATGCCGTAGACCAGTTCACCGGAGGCTTGCTTCAAGGAATAAGTATCTCGGTGATTCGCGTTCTGCATACCGTAGCGCTCGGAGCGAAGCTCTGCGGTATCGTGCATCGGCTCAGCGTAGCGATAATCAGCGCGGTAGTATTCATCGAGGAATTGGGCTAGGTATTTAGCGTCTTCTGGACTGAGGGAATCAACGTAATCCGCGTCTACCATCCAACGACGCTCACGCGGTACTAGGTTAGGGTTAAGCCGGGTCGGGGGATTCTTCTTTACCATACCAACGTAAGACGCTCATGCTGTAAAAGCGTTGCCGCGGTTAGATGGTTCCAGGGTTCCGGTTCCACCCATCCGTTGCCAGGGATTCCCAACATTCTGCTGTAAACATTTCTCTACTTAGTATATAGTACTTTTCTGTATATATATATGAATATGATGTAACCTATGTAACCATGTAACTATAATATAAGAATCAATACCTTACAAAGTTCCGTTGAATCCTCTTGACGGTAACGCGTTGGGCCGGTATACTTAATGCATGATTTCCTTCTCAACCGCGCAATCGCTGAACAATAACAAAGACCTAGTTGCTAGCGCGAGCCTGCCAATCGCGAAATTCATCGATCTCTTTCGTCCAGACTCCTACATTGTCTCACAGTCTAAAAGGTGGGCTCCTGTGTGGATGCCGTGTACCTTTACCCACCCCTCACGGGAAGCTGAGTACGTATCTCACATGTCAGCCTTTGTCGTAGACTATGACACAGGGACCCACGCTGACCTACTCCTACACGTAGACCGCTTGACTACATCGGGTCACCATTTCCTTACACACAGCTCCTACGGCTACGACGGCCAGGACGCAGGGAAGTGTAGGTTTATATTCTTCCTTGACTCACCTATACCCACAGGTACTCAGTGGCGTTGGAGCGATGCTATTTGGCCGCGATTGGCTACGCATTTTGGTTTCGAGGCCGATGCTGACCGGGCCTGCAAGGATGCCTCGCGTGCGTTCTTCATGCCTATTAAAAAGAGTAGGGCGGCTCCGGTTTATTTCCACTACAACCCAGGCAAGGATCTCGATACTAACGCGGTGCTCGGGGACATTCTCTCCGTGCCAATTACTAAGTATGATTACCACCGCCCTTACATTAACAAGCAAGACCCCGCAGTCCCAGTGTTGCCGACGGATTTAGCGTTGCGGCTTGGACTTAAATTTAGCAATGTTAAAAAGCCTCATGGAGCCGCAGTGCGTAGAGTTCTAAGTGCCGAGGCGACTCCGCCTGGAGACAGACACGAGACCTTGAGACTATTTACCCATGCGCTGGCTCGGGTCGCAAAGCCAGAAGAGGCGTCTGAGAACCTTATCACAATTATGTACCCGTGGCTTGATAAGCTAGGGAGTAGAGCAGACGAGTCAGAGGCTCTCCGTGCTCTCGAGGGGGCTAGGGAGAAAATACCAACATGGGACGCAAGAGAGGCGCACGAGATGGCAACTAGACTGGGGTGGTTCGATGGACGTTGATTTCTTGACTCTGCTACAGACGAACGAGCGGCAGCAGATTACGCCGGTAGCAACAAACGCTCTGATTATTTTGCGCAACGATCCCGTCGTCTCCACGCTGCGTTTCAATGAGTTTAGTAATATCGTCGAGTGGGCCGGAGTCCCTCTTAAAGACTCTGACATTATTCGAATCCGCGCGGAGATTGAGAACCGTTACCACGTGTCCTTTAACAACGACATGGTCTTCAATGCCATCATCGCTGTGTCTGAAGAGCGGCGATACCACCCTGTACGCGACTACTTGAATACGCTGCAATGGGACAGAGTCCCGAGGCTCAGCAGCTTATTCGGCGCATACTTTATTACCCCAGAACGTAAGCCTCTCTACGAAGCTGCTTCAAGGTGCTTTGGTATCGGAGCTGTCGCGCGGGTCTTCCAACCAGGAGCTAAGGTAGATACCTACCCAGTCCTCGAAGGGAAGCAGGGTATCTTTAAGTCCTCGGGTATTGCTGCTCTTGTGCCCGAGAAAGCGTGGTTCTCTGACACTCGGATCGACCTCGGAAACAAAGATGCCTATATCGCGCTCAATGGGAAATGGATCTACGAGGTAGCCGAGCTGGACAGCTTCCGCGGCGTGGGGTCTACGCGGCTTAAGAGTTTCGTTTCCAGCGCTGCCGATGCCTACCGTCCGCCCTACGGGCGTATCCTCCAAACTATCCCTCGGCAGACTGTATTCATCGCTACCACCAACGACTCTGACTACGTCTCCGATTCTACCGGCGAGCGTAGGAAGTGGCCTATCCCGGTTAATTCGGTGGATAAGGACGCCTTGTATCGAGATCGCGATCACCTATGGGCTGAGGCTGTCGTGGCATATCGGGCTAAGGAGCAGTGGTACCTAGATGACGAAATGGCGGCTCAGATGGCAGAGGCGGCTCAAGAGCGGCGGGAGCCCAACCCGCTCGAAGACCAAATCATTGAAGGAGTAAGACATAAGCTTAGCACGATGGCTAACAATCCCTCGGCGGATTTGTCGTTTCTAACCGCTTGGCAGATCTACGAGGCGGTGGGCTTTAACTCCGCTAGCGAATCTCCACAGAAGCGTAAGATCATTTCCGACACGCTGAGACAATTGGATTTTAAACCAGGACCAAAGCGTAAAGTTCACGGCAAGACCGCAAATGTTTGGCTCGTGCCGGACTACATGAGAGCCGAAGCAGAAGCAAAGAGAGAAGCAGTAGCTAAAGGTAGTATAACCTCAGTGGGGCAGGCATAGGAGGACTTGACTCCTAAGGGCTAGGCCGTTAGTTACTTAGCATGGTCCAAGTACTAATCGCGATCCTCTCTAGCACCTGGGGCCGACGAGTCCTCTACGTCCTGGGCTCAGTGGCTATGCTCGCATTGGGCGTGGCTATCGGACGCTTCGCTATCCCTAAGGTCGTTACTGTCACGAGAACTGAGACCAAGGTCGAGGTCCGCGAGGTAGTCAAAGTGGTCAGAGTCAAGGATCGCAACGTGGTCAAGACTACTAAGACTACCACTATACCAACGCCCGAGGGGCCTAAGACGGTTACGGAGACTACGACTAAGGTAGTAGAGCGAACCGATACCAACCGAGACACCAATACTCACAGCGACACTGCTGCCGTGGGTAACTCAGTCGTGACGAGCGGAGGGGGCCGGGCTGATTGGCGCGTCTCAGCTCTCGGGGGCATGCTCATAGCTCCGAGCGGCGAGGTTTCCTGGCTGGTAGGGGCCGGAGCTGAGCGGCGGATTGCAGGTCCTGTGTACGGAGGGCTGTGGGGCATGGGCGGACCTAAAGCCGGAGCAGCAGGTATAAGTCTGAGTGTGGAGTTCTAGTGGCAGCTCGAGGTCACAACGCCGCTGTCAAAGACGGTAAGCTTCTCCACGTCTCTGTCTCGCAGATTAAAGATTTCCTGCGCTGCCCGAGACTTTGGTACAGCGCTAAGGTTCTGGGCATCCAACGCCCCTTCAGCAAGGCAGCGGAGAAGGGCGTTAATCACCACGCGGCTGTGGAGCGCTGGTACCGCGGCGGGCCTAGGCCGTCCAATGAGGCATTTGAGGCGGCGATCGCTGGGCTGCCGGCGCCTGCTAAGGATTTGCTTATCGAGGAGCCGCTGACCAACCCGGTGCTCTACATCGAGGAGACTAGGTTCGACGGGTACTGCGACCTTATAGTCCCGCCACGAGAAGATGGTATCCCATACATCATCGACCATAAATTTGTTAGCTCATTTCGTTACATGGATGACCCGGCGAATAGTCTCCAGACCCTAATCTACGGCTACCACGCCTCTAAGCGCTGGCCGGAGACCTGGGAGGTTAAGCTCGGGTTTCATTATTACATGGCGGACGGGAGTGACTTTAAACAGCGGGTAGCGACGGTCCCTGTGGAGCGGTGCGAGTCGGAGTGGGAAGAAATCGTCAAGCCCACTGTCAAGCGAATGCAGGAAATCGTCAAGCAAGGCCACGAGGAGCAGTGGACCTTCGACCGGGTGCCAGATACTAGGGGCGACGCTTGCTATCAATATGGATTGTGTTTCTTAGCAGATCGTTGCGGAGTTGTTCCCAAGGAAAAGATGGATCGAGAAGTGCGGAAACTAATTAAGGAGTTCGATTCTTCTTTATGATGATTCCAGTTAACGAAAAGGTTCATACCGATTTTTGGGAACGAGTTAGCGCTGGGGCTGATGACGCTTGCTGGGATTGGATAGGTGGTAAAAAGCCTCCGGGGTATGGGACTCTTTTAATTGGGGGAAGAGGGGGTAAGCTTTATTTGGCGCATAGAGTGTCTTATACCTTAGCTTTCGGCTCAATACCAAAGGGAGAAGGCTTTCACGGGACGGTTGTAAGACATTCGTGTGATAACGTGTCTTGCGTTAATCCTAAGCATTTATTTCTTGGAACCCAAGCCGATAACGTTAAAGACTCATTAGTGCGCAATCGATATTCTAGGGGTTCTAACCATCCGGGAGCCAAGCTAACCGAAAATGATGTAGCAGAAATGAGAGAGCTGATGGATTGGGGATTCATGCAGAGAGTCGTGGCCAAAGCGTACGGTGTTTCGTACATGGTATGTTGGAACATTCGGCATGGATACAAGTGGCGACATGTTGACTCTGGGACCTGAGTGTGTTAAGGTACAATCATTATGCAATTTAAGCCAGGACAGATTTGGGATTACGAGGGTGTTGGATACCGCTATGTCGGGGTCTTCGGAGAGACTGATCATTTTCTAGCCATTAAGAGCGGGGTTAATCATTTCTTTACCTTCGATTGCCCTGAATTGGATCTGATGGAACTCATCGAGGACGTGCCCTAATGGCTGGGAAGAATCGTACCAATAGACAGAGCCGCAAGGCCTCCGATAGAGCCTTCTACGCTATGATGACAGCACACTTAGATACACAGTTCCTGGTTCTAATCCGGGATACCTTGGAGGAGTTTGATCGTGGACTCACCTGAACTAGAGCCCTATCCGACCGAGGAGCAGCGCAAGTGCCGTAAGTGGTCATGCCCCAAAGAAGGCCCCTGTCACTGTGGAGATAAGAAGCGATGACTACGACGGCGGAGGTCCTACAGCTTGCTGAGATGTACGTAGCTCGGGGGTATAATAGGACTGGATGGCGCAAGAGCTATGATTGCGGCTGCGGCCACACCGACGAGGTTATCTATACAGACCAATGGGAGTCGGTTGACCTGACCACAGCGTGCGGCGCTGTCACCTTGGCCTGCATGGAGATCTTCGGAGAGTGGGCTACTGTGGGACAGTACGACGAGGCGATTAAGATGATTATTAAAGCCGCTGGAGTTAGGGACTTCGATGCGCTGGTGTCGAGGGAGTTTAATACAGGCACTCAGGGCTGGGCACTGGACGTACTCGCGGGGGCAATGCGATGAGCGGACGAAGAAGCAGGGCAATTAGACTCGCGGCTCGCCTCGTAATCCAGGGCGACAAAGAGGCAGCAGCGGGGCTCGAGGCGTTACGAGCTACGTACAAGGAAGTGCGCCGAGCTGGTAGGCTGTCTATGAGAAAGATAGCAAAGGTGGCGGGGCAGATAAAGCGTGCCGTAGAACTGCCTAAGGACATGATTGATATCTACGAGCCGGGGATGGAGCCGCCGACACCATGACCACCGACTACGCTGCGCTTGGCCAAAAAATCGGAGAATTAGTACAGTCCAAAAACGCCGCTTACGGCGATAGCTTTGCTAACTCCGGTAAGATCCTGGCCATCCTCTACCCCAATGGCGTAGCTCCTAGTCAGTACAGCGACATGCTTACGGTGGTCCGTATCCTGGATAAGCTGGCGCGCATTGCTACTCGGAAAGATGCTTTCGGGGAATCTCCGTTCCGGGATATCGCGGGGTATGGGATCCTGGGGGTCGCGAAGGACCAGGCTGTGTACGAGGCGGCGGAGGAGGCCTTTGTGCCCGACGACCCTATCTGCCTGGAGTGCGGCGTCGGAGTAATCCCAGCTAATCGCACGATGTATTGCTCGGATGCCTGCTTCCTCAAGGTGTACCCTAATGAGTTTGCGCACGCTGAGCGGTGGACTAAGGGCGAGGGGAGGCATAGCAACAAATGAAGCTAGACTCTATTAAATTGTTCTTCAAGCTTCAGGAGCTGCCTAAGGAGCCGGGCGGTTTTGTAGACGTCTACCTTGATAGCGAGGGTGAGGTAACTAATATTGAATTGGAGGGCAAGGTCAGAGTCTACAACCTTATGTCTATTGCAGATGAGGCGAACGAGGTTTACCTAAAGCTATGGCCTCCTATATACAAAAAGCCCTAGCCACCTCGCTCCGGCCTATCCAGCGGTCGCCAGAGTTTGTGCGCATTGACTCATTGCCCCGGCGCCTAGCTCCTGATGTCCCTGAGGGCTGGGCTGCTCAGTACGCTAAGGGCGGAGTGCATCGGCCGCAGCAAGCTCAGAGTCTCTGGGAGCTGAGTCAGTGCGGGGGGCTCCTTTGTGACATGGCCCTAGGTTCCGGTAAGACCCTCGTCCTCCTACAGGCAGGGATAATCCTTAAAAAGGAGAGAGTAGTGCTCCTCGTCCCCGCGTCCCTTAAGGCTAAAACGCAGCGTGACCTTATACAATATGGACGCGACTTCAAGGTCCCGGACAAGGTCCACATTATCACCTACGAGTCTCTGAGCCTGGCCAAGAACGCCACGCTCTTGGATGACCTGTGCCCCGATCTGATCTGCGGTGACGAGGCTCACAAGATAGCGCGGCATCAGTCCACCCGGACTAAGCGCCTGCGCAAACATCACCGGCGCTACGCGCCTCACACCGTCTGGGCATCTGGGACGCTTATAACCAGGTCCATAAAGGACGCGGCTCCTCTGGCGTCTATGGCCCTGGGCTACGGCTCCCCCTACCCCCGCGACTACTCCACCCTCGACCACTGGAGCTACGCGGTAGACGACGGCGTTCTCTTCGACGCTGAGCCGGGGGTGCTGATGGAGTGGTGCCAGCCAGGGGAGCACGTGCGGGAGGGCCTCCGACGCCGAGTCAGGGATACCCGCGGTGTCGTGGGCGGCGAGGCTACCGGCGAGTCGGCGTGTGCGGCGTCGCTCGTATTCCTGGAAGCGAAGGTCAAGGTGCCTAAGGACGTCAAGACGCACCTAGGTACGCTGGAAGCTAAGTGGATGCTCCCCGATGGGACTTTGCTCGAGGACCCGCTGTCTACGAGCCGAGCCCGAGAGCAGCTGGCCCTAGGCTACTACCTCCGGTGGACCTGGCCGCGTGGGGAGTCGGAGGATCTGCGGCAAGAGTGGTTCAGCGCCCGGCGGGACTGGAATACCGCTGTGTACCAGAAACTAAAGGGCCGGGGCAGGCTGGACTCTCCGTACCTCTGCTACCAGGCCGCGGCGGCGGGGGAGTGGTCGGAGCCGTCCTTCGGGGCCTGGGCTGCTATCAAAGACCTCTGCAAGCCGGAGACTGAGTGCGTGTGGGTTAGTGACTTCGCTGTCCAGGCGGCGGCTAAGTGGGCTCAGGCGCATAAAGGCATCGTGTGGGTAGACAGCCCTGATTTCGGCGCGCGGGTGGCGGAGCTGGCGGGGGTTACTTACTACGGGGGCGGCGGGGACTCTGACCCTGAGGCTGAGGACGGCTCGAGGTCCTGCGTCGTTAGTATCAGGGCGCATAATTCAGGGCTCAATTTGCAGCGTTCGTTTGGGACCATGCTCTATACCTCTATTCCGCGGACTGCCAAGGTCTTCGACCAAAGTATCGGCAGAGCGCACAGGCCGGGCCAGCCGCGAGACGAGGTCTTGGTCTACCTATATCAGCATAGCCCTGGGCTCAAGGAAGCTCTGGCCGATGCTAGGTCGAATGCAAAGTTCGTTAAGGATATCAGCGCAAGAGAGTCCAAGTTGCTTATCGGGACTTGGGTTGTTAGTAGTTAGTACAGAGGCAATTACGCCTAATAAACGAGGTAAAGAAAATGACGAGCGAGACCGTAGCAGCAGCGGACTTTGACAGCGACCTGGACGAAGTTGAAGGCGGCGCAGAGCGATTGCCGAAGTTGGAGGCCGGTGATTACCTTCTGGACTTGAATAAGGTTATTCGGGTGGACGGCGATTCCGGCGTGTACGATGTGTTCGAGTGGACGATTAAGGAGGCTAAGGGGGAGGCCGCTAATCCTACCGGGTCGAAGGCCAAGATCTCCTTTAAGCGGGATTCTAAGGGCAAAGACAAGGAGATAGCCGACAAGAAAATTTTTAACTGCCTTCGTGCGTTGAACAAGGGAGAGACCCCGGAGTCCAGGTCGGCTTTCCTGGGTTCTCTGCGTAGTGAGGCTAGTGGGACTGTGCGGGCAAAGGTTACGTTCCCCAATGCAGTGCGCAGCGGTAAGCCGTACCAGAAGATTGACTATTTTTCAGTCTAAGTAGATGTTGCTTTCTATATAAGAATAGTGTAGAGTAGGCACCGCGGCTTGGGGGCTCAACCCCCCAGGTCGCAATCACTGGGGGAAGTACAAATGCCGCCTGACCTTATGTCGTTATATGGAACTCCACAATTAATCCGGCGGTATGCAGCGCTTCATGCAGAGTCGGCAACGATCCTCTCTCGGTTGGCTGTATGCACGGAAGTAGGCGATGAGGCGGGGAAACAGGACTGCTTTAATGCCCTGGCTAAGCTTGCCGATGCTCAGACGGAGGGTCATGGCTATGCCCCAATCGCCTCTGCCTAAAATCGTGCGTACGTGGACAGAGCTGAGTGAAGAGGTCCAAGGTCTCCGGGATTTCTATAAGCAAGCGCTCGAAGCTGCGGAAGATCTGTGTGTAGCGGCTGATATGCGGGACGAGACTCTGTTAAGCATAGTCCTAGAACGCCATGCGAACCTGAAGACACACGAAGCTTTTAAGGTATCGAAAGAGATGTTTAGCACGATCCAAGAGGCTCCTAGCCATGTCAATTAAGCAAGAGAAGGTTACGGAGGTACGGGTCGTAGCCATCATCTCGCGGCTGGTGTGCGATGCCTGTGGCGCGGTGATGGAGGAGAAGACCACTAAGACCGGGTACGCATCAGAGGAGGATACGTTTGACGTGTGCTTCGAGCTTAACCGCGGGTGGGTTGAGATAGTTAAGGGTCAGTACGGCAATCGGACTAAGAATCACGCTTGCGGGAAATGCCTCGATACTAGGGTTGGGGCTTTGCTGGGGGCGGCGACATGACACCTAAATACGGACGTGGGGGACGGAAGCGTAGGAATCGACGGGCTAGGAGGTGTCCCCACTCTCATACCCCGAACGCTAAGACTGTGGAGAGTGTACTTAACGCCGAGTTCGGTCCAGCAATGACGTACGAGGAGTACCTATGTCTCCCCAAGAAGTAGGCGATTGCTGCGGTACCCAAGCTACCCATGAAGGAGAGCTGGAGGTGCTGAGGGCGGAGATCGCGGATCTACAAAGGAGCGTGGAGCAAGCGTGGGCATTCTACCAAGACACGGCGCATCTGATGTTTGAGGCCGACGATGAGCGACGGTCCATAGAGCGCCTCTACGCTAGGGCCATTGACGCGCAGGTAACGCTGGAGAAGACCCTGGACCACGTAAGGGCAGAGTCAGCGCGGCAGACGGAGGAGATCAGGGCTCTAAGGCAGACAGTGGGGGCCTTCTACAAATGATCTATACACTCGCTAATGTCGCCTATTCCCTCGCTCTGATGGCAATTGTTATACTTAACATCATAGGCATACAAGAGTCTAAGACTGTGGTCGAGACTTTCTTTAGGATCATTGTGTTATTGATTGTTATAGGATTGGTGCTGCGATGAGACTTAGCAATAGTGCTTTAATCAAAGACGCGGTGGAGCGCGGGGCTGATGTGGAGATCTATAAGACATCTGAGTGTTGGGTAGCCCGTGTTTGCTATGGCGAAAATGGGGATGGATTTAACTATGCCTACCTAGAAGACGACGTATTCGTAGGCGTCTTGGCTCAATTGCTGGAGATCATGGAATGAAGAATAAACCTAGTGATGAGTTGATGGAGGTCTTGTTTTTGCTCGGGTCCGATGAACTCAAGGGCGCCCATGTTCTTAGTCAGCTTAGTCTAGCTTTCATTAGAATCGCGGCGAATAAGATGGGCGTTGGCCTGGATACCTACGATATTAAAGAGGCCTGGGACATCATCGGCTATGCGGCGGATCTGGCTAAGGCGGAGGGATGGTAACTAGGACCTATTGCTGGCGGCGGACTAATAATAACCAGTATCCGCATCCTCGCTCGGGGGAAGGCGAGGCTAGCAATGTTCTAGATGTATTTAAGGACGTTGATTTTAGATATTGGCCTGAAAGTCGTTTTGAGGTTTGGCCTAAGGCTTGCCCCGACGACAAAATGAAGGTCTGCGCTGTTATCAATTCACCTAAGGGCTTTGCAGTCTGGGATAGCCGAGGACAGCTTTACCCATGAGATATATAGCATGTGACAGCGAAACGCACTTAATCTCCCCCGGCAACCTCGCTCCGCGCCCCGTCGTCTTCTCGTGGTATCAGTCCCCGGATAACTGGGCTTCTAGGACTCCTCCGTCTGGCCTCATGCTCCCCGATGCGGCGATGAACTGGTTTATGGAGATCCTCCGCGACCAGAACCTTACTATCCTGACCGTCAACGGCCCTTATGACATGGCAGTGGCGTGTAACTATGACCAGCGTCTGTATCCCCTCGTCTTCCAGGCGTACGAGGAAGGCCGGATCGTCTGCGTCCAAACCTTACAGAAACTGATCGACATATCCCAGGGGACACGGGAGCGACCTCGCCAAGATGGCACTGTGGGCTACTCGCTGGCTACTCTGGTCCGGCACTATAAGGGCATCGATAGGACCCAGGACAAAGAGGGCGAGAAGTCCTGGCGGCTGCGCTACGCCGAGCTGGACGGGGTACCTCTGGAGCAGTGGCCTAAAGAGGCAGTGTCCTACGCTGAGAATGACGCGATGGACACCTGGGACGTGTACCACCAACAGCGGCGCACCTACGGTATCATGCCCTCGGAGACTGAGCAGTACAGGGCGGCGTTCGCGTTGCACCTGATGAGCTGCCAGGGGATCCGGACTGACGGGGCTAAGGTCGCAGCGCTTAAGGAGCGGCTCCTGCGGGACCGTGTAGCTAACCGCGCTATGGCCCAGGCGGCGGGATTCCTCAAGCTGACCCCGTGCAAGCCAGACGAGGAGGCGGAGGCTCTGGTGCCTTATAAGCGCGGGGACGGGCAGCGGAAGATGCGGTGGGGTAGGGACATGACCGCTATTAAGAATCGGGTCCGTGTCGCCTACGCTGCTTTGGGTAAAGAGGTGCCGCAGACTGAGGGCGGGGGAGTCTCGACTGACGCGGATACCCTGGATAGGTCCCTGGACCCAGCACTGCGAGCCCTGGCTGCCTCGGGGACCACGGAGAAGCTCCTGTCTACGTACATCCCCGCCTTGGAGCAGGGTGTCAATACTAAGGTCAATACACGCTTTAACGTTCTGGTGGACAATGGCCGCACTAGCTCCCATAAAGACAAGGCGACCGGCGCTGGGTTCAATTTCCAGAACTTCCCCCGACCTAACGAGCTGGATGCCAATGCCGGGGTTAACTTCGTCCGGCCTTGCATCGTTCCGACCGAGGGTACCTACTTCTGCTCTATCGACCTGGATGCCGGCGAGCTGCGGAGCCTAGCTCAAGTGCAGCTATACCTCTTCGGTAAGTCCAAGCTGGCCGATGTTCTCAACGCTGGCCGGGACCCGCATCTTGAGTTCGCGGCGGATTTGCTCTCCATCACCTACGAGGAAGCGCTGGCCAATAAGAAGCGCCCTGATGTCAAGAAGGCGCGGCAGTACGGGAAGATCTTTAACTTCGGGAAGCCGGGGGGCTTGGGTATCGCGTCCATGGTGGACTTCGCCCGCACTAACTACGGCGTGGACATGTCTACTGAGGAAGCTGAGCGCCTGACTCGGAAATGGGAGCGCACCTACCCTGAAATGCGCCGCTACTTGGATTACATTAGCAGACTTGTGGGCGAAGGTGGCGCTAGAATCAAGTCCTTCGGCTCAGGGATGCTCCGCGGCGACGTGGGTTACACGGATGCAGCGAACCATTTCTTCTCTAACCTCATTGCTCAGGGCGTCAAGGATGCCTGCTTCTACATCGCCTGGGAGTGCTACGTGGACAAGGGTACTCCGCTCTACGGCGCTCGTCAGGTAGCGATGATCCACGACGAAACGATCCTCGAGCTGCCTAAAGTCACGGCCCATGAGGCTGCGCACCGGGCGGCGGAGTTATTCCGGGAGCATGTCCAGCTACGGATGCCTGATGTAAAGGTTACAGCGAGCCCGGCCCTGATGGACTGCTGGCTGAAAGACGCTGCGCCTGTCTACGTAGAAGGAAGACTTGTTCCCTGGCAACCAGTGTGTTAAGGTACTAAGACAATGACCCCGACGAAAACATACCTCGCTACCCTCCGCCAAGAAGCTGAGTTGGCCGCCTCTAAGAAAGAGCGCTGTGTAATTAAAGCTGAGTACCTCTTGGAACTCCTGGACCTAATCGAGGGGTACGAGGACGAGGTTGGAGAATTGTTGACTGAGATGAAGATTCTGGAGCGCGGAGGTAGTGACGATGAGTGACGATATCAACCAGGACGTAGAGGCGCAGATCGAAGCGCAGGGTATGGCGGCTTATAAGGTCTCCGACGGCGAGGTCTTCGTATTTACCAAGGAGATCCTGGCCAGTTTCCTTGAGGCATCGCAGGAGAGCGGCCGGGTCATTGTATTCATTAAGACGAGGCCTACAGCGTGACTATTGACGAGGTCCTGGCAGAGTTTAAGATTAAGCCCGAGGATGTAATGTGCGGGGCGCATTGTGGCGACGGCTGGGCTCCGATAGTTCGGGACCTCTTCCACGATCTTATTTCCTTGGGCTGGGACCGGGACCTGCACCAGGTTAAAGAGAAATTTGGAAAGTTGAGGGTGTATGTAGGCGTAGCTACTGATGAAATCTACGAACGCATTAGGCAGGCGGAGATCGCGTCTTCTCATCTCTGCGAGGACTGCGGAAATATTGGCTGGAATAATAACTGGGACGGCTTTTGGTTCAGGACTCTGTGCGCTGAGTGTGGTGAGAAATGGGTTACCAAGTTCTCGTAGCAGATCCAGGCGTCAGAGCCTGCGGCGTTAGTATCTGGGTTGATGGAACCCTAACCTTAGCTTGCTTGGTGTCTAATCCCGTAAACAAGGGCGGAGGCCCTGAGGCTTGGATAGCTATGGCTAGGGCTGTGCAGGCTATTTATCCCCTAGGCCTCGATACGCTGGTGGTAGAGTTGCAGCAAAAGGATCATCGCGCTTTCTTCGCAGATGACCTCTTCGACGTTGCCGGAGTTACGGGGGCATTGGTAGGCGCGTACGACACAGGGGCTAAGCGCTTCGTAGGTTATAAGCCTCGTACTTGGTCTAAGGTTCCCAAGACTCTAAGGCACGCTAGACTTTTGGAATCGGATGTGCTAAGTAAAGCAGAGTGGAGCCGGGTCGAGACTAAGAATCACAACGTGCTGGATGCTATCTGCCTAGGGCTGTACCACCTGAGAGAGACACGACAAAGGTAGGAGTTTCAAACATGTTTCAAACAACTATCGAACACGACCTTCACACCCTCGCCGAAGTTCAGAGGGAGATGGAAAGGCAGATCGAACTATGGGGCGTACAGCATCACCCATCGGGGACCGGATATGCTCTTAGCGCATCTACTCTTGAATTTGCACGAGATAATTTTGCCAAGTGCCAGAAGATTGGACTCCTTACTTGGCATGAAATTCTCGAAGAGGAAGTTCACGAGGCGTATGTGGAAACTGATCCGCAAAAGCTTCGCACTGAGCTTATCCAGGTGGCTGCGGTCGCCTTGAGCTGGGTGAGGGACTTGGATACCAAATGATCCTCCCTATTCTAATCGGCGCGTATGCCTTCGCTCTCCTGGTCGTAGTCCCGCTGGGATTCTGGTTTACGGGGAGGATTGACGGATGAGAACAATCGAAGGGTCTGTGTACGTCAGAAAATCCAGCTTCCGGGACCGGGCTAGGCTGGCTTTGCACAGCGACTCGACCTCAGGGGCTAGGTTCTACGCATACCTAACTCCTAAGCAGCTGCGTCGCTTAGCAGCGATGCTAACAAATGTCGCAAGGAGGCTAGAGAAGAAGCGCCTCCACGAGTCCATAAAGGCTTGGGGCAAACGAGGCAAACGATGAAACTCAAAGCATGGCCCATCGTATCCGATGCAGTAGAGCGCGGGGTCTCCTACGGCTACCGACGTGCCTATAAGTACACAGAGACTCCCTCGGAAGACGACATCCGGGAGGCTATAGAGCAAGGTGTAATGTCGGAGTTGGCAGAGATTATTAATTTTGATGAGGAGGACGTCGAATGCAAACCTACACAGTAACCCACACCCGCCCTGTCCGTAATAGCCCTAAACTCCAGCCTCTGGGGTCTTGGACTGTCGTCGCGCTGACCTGGCAAGAGGCGGTAATCGAGGCTCACCGGGGCATTCCGGCAGAGGACGGGGATGTGTTGGTATGGCGCTCCTAGACGAAGGCCTCCTGAGCGTTAGGTCAGCGGCGGAATGGCTCGACGTGTCCCCTTCTACGATCTGGCGCATGATGGACGGGGGCGAGGTGCCATTCGTCTACGCTCCTGGTCGCGGTAGCCTGGCTAGACGGATACCCAAGCGTGCATTGATGGACTGGGCTGAGCGGCGGCTCCTGGGGGCTGGGGTATGAGTAGACTAGGTCAGGCGTTCAAAGCGTTCTGGTACGTGCTTAGAAACAAGCCCTTTACGTATTATAGCTATAGGACTTTCGATGGCGACCAGTGACCCCGCTACCGACTACTGGCCCAAGGCCTGGGTTAAGTGCCCGATCTGCGGCTTCCTAGTACCTGGAGGCCTTTGCTCTAAGGATATAAAGGGCTGTGCCAAGAGGACCGTGGAGTCTATAAAAATTCGTCTCGAGGCTCTTGACCACCTAAGCCGATATCGCTAAGCTGTGTTACATGGCAAAGCGAAGAGAGCACGGCGAAGGCAGCATCTTTTACGACGAAACCAAGCAGCTTTGGGTAGGCACTGTAAGCTTCGGTACGGATGGGGCAGGGAAGCGTCGTCGTACTACGGTCTACGCTAAGACCAAGCCCGAAGTCGTCGTTAAGATGCGGGAGGCTAAGCCCCCGGAGTCCAAAGACGCCGCTACTAAGGTAGCCGACGCTAGCCAGCTCACCAAGGATTACCTGGCGTTCTGGCTGGAGGCTATCAAGGCGGCGGGGTGTGCGCTGAGTACCCATGAGTCCTACGAAAGGACCTGCGTACTCCATATTATCCCCCATCTCGGATTAGTGCCCTTGGACACAATGACGGCATATCACGGGCATCAGCTCTTCGCCGCGCTGACTAAAGACGGGGCTACTGCGTACACCCAGCGCTACGCTCACCGGGTCCTCCGCTCCGCCCTATCCTACGCTGTGTTCCCGCTCAAGGCCCTGCCCGCTAATCCTCTATTTGGTATTAAAGGCCCTAGTCACACACCTAAGAAATTTACGACCTGGACCGTCGAGCAATGCGAGCAATTCCTTAAGGCTACCGTGGACGATAATTACTATGTGGCCTACGTGTTGGATATAGATATGGGAATCCGCGGCGGCGAGACCCTAGGGCTCCACTGGACCGACTTTGACCTAGCGGCGGGGACTATGCACATCCAGGCTACCTTGAATCTGTACAAAGGACGTATCATTGGCCGCGGTAAGCCTAAGACCAAGTCCTCAAACCGCGTTATTCCCCTGACCCCGCGGGCTCTCCAGGCTCTACGCCGCCAAAGGGCCAAGCTCCTCGAGCGGGGGCTGGCGGCGACGCTCTGGGTAGTGCCCACAGTGCGCGGCGGGCCGGTGAATAGGTCCAATTTCCGCCGCGTGTACAAGACTGCCGTAGAGCGCTGCGGGTTGCCATACATTCGGCCCCACGACATGCGCCACACCAACGCGACGATCCTGATTCAAAACGGCGTCGGGGCCAAGGATGTAGCCGAGCGTCTGGGGCACTCCTCGGTTACTACTACCCTCCAGACCTACGTACACAGCGATCTGGAGCAGCAGCGCAAGGTGACGGAGCGTTTCAGCAAGATCATGAAGGGGGAAGAATGAAGATGATCGTGGATGGGGGCTTAGTTCCTGGGACCTGGGTCCGTGCGCATCCAGTGTACCGAGAACTGAGGGCAGTATTGAAGGAAATTGAGTGGTCTGGTTCGGGAGGCGCAGAGCGATGTCCCATGTGTCGTAAGGACAAAATCTTCGACCATACCCCCGACTGCCGTCTAGCGAAGTACCTGGAGGAAACTTGAGCGAGCACACGAAAGAACCTTGGTCGTTCCGACGCAACGAACACGCGCCCCGAGACACCCGGATCCTCGGCATGGACTCCGTTGTTACGGGTGGGACCTTCGAACGAGTCATAGCTCTATTGCAGACCGGAGCCTATACCGAAGCTAACGCCCGGCGCATCGTCGCTTGCGTCAATGCTTGCGAAGGGCTGAGTACAGAGGCTCTCGAGAGCGGGGCATTGCGCAAAGTGATTGAGACCTATCAGGACACGCGAGTCTTTCCCCCGCGGGCATCGCAGCTCGCATTGCTCGAAGCGTTCAAGAAACTGGAAGGCAATGATGACTGAGTGCCACGCAATCATAAATTCCGAGGTAGGCCGGGCAGTCCGTAAGTACCCTACGTGGGCTAAGTACGCGCAAGACCTGTACCAAGACGCTTGGGTCGCGGTGCTCCGTAACCCGGCCATTGCAACCCAGGCGGATCCGGGGGCGTATATCCGGGTCTCGGCGCGGCACGCCATTATCCAGAGGGCTCTGGCCTACCAGGGTGTCCACGTACGCAGCGGGCGGAGCCTCGTTATGTCAACGGATTATGATATCACTTGGACGCCGGCTAACGACGACCGCGTGTCCCAATACCTGGATGCCGATGAGCTAAAGCATATGAAGCAGCGAAAAGAGGGGCGCCTGAGAAGCCTGGCTGTTAAGATTGCTAAGCATAATAGGGTTAAGTCCGTAGAGCATCGCATGGAAACGCTGGAAATGTACTACAGATACCAGACCTCAGGGGAGCGCATGGAAGACATAGCCAAGGCCTACGGTATCTCTAAGCAAGCGGTGTCGCTGCGGCTGGCTGTGGCGGCTAGGGACCTCGGGGAGGCTGCGTGACTGACTGGGAGACGATGGCTCACGAGCTGTACGCCTTTATCATTAGGCACTGTTCCCCTAGTGGCATGACGCCTCCGGAGGCGTTGACTGTGTTAAGGAAATATGAGAAGATGCGGAGAGAAAATGCCTGACCCATCTACAGCCCAGGGGCGCTTGGCCATTATACTCAACGCCATTATTACCGTGGGCATAATTACGTGGTGCTATGTGTGGCACAGGGAATCAAAATGAATAAAGTAATCACGGTAGCACTAGTTATTATGGCGACAGCGTGCGGTTATGACAATGATGTGGTCACTGTGGAGGCGCCGGAGCTGTGTAAGCCTGGGCACAAGAAGGACGCGGGTGTAGAGGACGTGGACGCAGGGGTAACCGATGGATGCCTCTGATCAAATCGAAAAACTGGAGATGCGCTTAGCGAAGTCAGAACAAGCCCTTCGGGATATGTGGGAGAGGGCTAAGCAAGCCGAGCGATGGTGCGATGCCTGGGCAGAGAAAGCCGCGGAAGCCGGGCAGTACGAGGCTCTCAATAAAGCCCTAGGGGATCGGCTTGGGGTCTATATGACTAGGCTCGCTGAGGCCCGAGAGGTGCTGAAGGAGATCGAGGCTGACTCGTGGAACTGCCCTATGCTCGGGTGTCCGATGGAGCGAGACCGCTTTGCTCATGATGCGGATTGCAAGCTGGCTAAGTGCCTCGAGGGCGTAAATGATTAGGTGCCAGGTGCTTAGTGACCTTCATTTAGAGCACTACGGCGACTCTAAGTCCTTCGTCAATAACCTCCCCGTAGCTGCGCCTAACCTAATCCTCGCGGGGGACGTGGTTAGCTTCTACGGTCCTCAGGCCAAGTGGACCAAGAAAATGCTCACCTTGTTCTGCGAGCGCTGGGACACGGTCTACTACATCCCAGGCAACCACGAGTTCTACGGGACCTCGCTCGAGGATGGCATGGCTCGTTTTAAGCGCCTTAAGCCTGTGAAGCTTAACTATCTCGGGGGCAGCAGGGCCTTTGACCTGGAGGGGCTGAGCATCTGGGGCGACACTATGTGGTTCCCGGACCTGGGCAGGCAGGGCACTCCGATCAATGACTTCTACCAGATTAGGAACTTCGGCGCGGAGTACAACGCGGCTCACCAGACCTTCAAGGCTCAGCTCAGGGCAATTAAGCCGGACATCGTAGTCACCCACCACCTGCCTAGCTTTAAGTCAGTGAATGGACGGTACGTCGGGGACTCTACTAATTGGTGCTACGTGGCGGACATGGAGTCTTATATCCTAGAGCACGAGCCTAAGCTCTGGGTCCACGGCCACACCCATGACCCCTGTGACTACGTGCTGGGTAAGACGCGCGTCGTGGCCAACCCCTCTGGCTACCCTCACGACTACAACGATAAGTTTAAAGCAGACCTGGTGGTGGAGCTGTGAGTGCCTTAGAGACTAGATGGTGGGCGGAGTGCGGCGCGGAGTGTGAACTAAGCGCTTGGGAGCACATAGGCGCGTATTTATGGAACACACAGACCTGCAACCAAGCGGTGGGGACTGGTGTAATGTATGGTGTCCATGCTCTAAGATTTTTAGTTGCTGGCGATGGGTCATGGGTCGGTTGCGGAGATTGCAGGGCAGATTACCGTGAGCGAGGTCTCTTCCTACTAGCGGACCAGAGCGCCAGGATCGGGTTCGGCGCATGCTAGACCTCGCTCTATGCCGCGCTAAGGCCTACTCCGTCGCTAGGACCATGCTCCACGATGACGCCCTGGCTGAAGAGTTCGCGCAGGATGTGGTCCTCTACGTATGGCAGCACCAAGACTCCATTACGTCCCCGGATGCCATAGCTATCTACCTGGCTCGGCTCTGCGTCCTACGACACTGGAAAAAGACGCGGCGGGTCTATACCTCACTCGGGACTGAAGTATCCCCATCCCCTGAAGTATTGCTCCTTGACAAAGAGCTAGGTCAGCGGATCAGCGAGGCCTGCGGTGACCTCAGTGAGGCTCAAATGGATGTCTTCAGGCTCAATGATGTCATGGAATACAGTCACGAAGAGGTTGCGGAGGAGCTGGGCATCACAGTCCAGGCGTCACGCAATCGGCTCCATCGGGCCAGAGGGATACTCCGGGAGGCGTTGTCTTGACCCAACTGGCTACCGAAACGGTTGTACTTTGAAAAACCCCCCTAGAAATACCCTGTATCTCAACGGTATTTCTTTTGTACTACGTAACTAGGGATTATGAGACCCTCGCTCTGACCAACTGAGCTACGTCACCCAATTACTAGATATTCTTGGATGTGGGTCTAGTAAGCATTTTCCGGACCACTAGCACAGAATGGCTACAGATAGCACAGATTGGCTATAAAATTGGCTACACCACGGGGCTTGACTCGTCCCTGACCATGGACCCGGGGATGCCGTAGACTTTCCTATCGTCTCCATCAGCATCCGTAATAGTGCCCATTGGCTTTGCGCCGATGCTTGCCAAAAGCGGATGGATGTGCGTGGCCACGACCCCGACGCGTTGGGCGATCTCCGCGGTGGTCTTCGGACCCTCAGAGGTCAAGAGAGCGCGGACAGCTCCGGCCTTCGACGGTCCCTGGCTTGGCCCTGTGGCTGGGCGCCCGCGGGGTTTCTTGGGCGCGGGGATAGAGACGCGCGGCTTGCTGGGCACGAGGGCTTTTATGGTCGCTGCAATAGACGGCTGTGGAATTAAAAACTCGCTCATTAGGACCTCCGCAACACGTTCGTAGGTAGCAGGGGGAAGATCAGCCAGCTTTTGTAGCACGTGGATAATTATTCTTTGGTTCATTAGGCATCACTCTCCGATGTGGGTGTCGGGAGTATATACCAATATGTCGATACGGATTGCAACTGCTAGATATCTAATGCACCAAATCAGGCGTCCTGCACCGTGAACAGGAAAAAATAGCTGACCGTACCTACCGTGGAGTTCGTTAGGTTCCGAATGGCGATGCCCTTGTTCTGCCGCGAAGTCAGTCCACGTGTGCCCGGGGCCGCCTCATAAAGTACGATGCTACCGAACGTCCCCGCGTCTTCAGCCATCCCCGCGCCTATTTTCGGCTCCTCGCTGGTCGCGGTGAAGCGCTTGATAATGTGGTTCTCAACGATCCCGGTATCATTGTGCGAACAGGTGATCCCCGCGGCCAAGGGGTCTGATGGGTCTTCTGCGAAAGGGGTTATAACCGTACCCGCGACGGTAAAGTCGATCTTGGTCAGGTACTGATCGAGGACGACCCCGGTTACTGACGATGCGCCTCTGAACATTACTTCAATGCGTTTGAAAACGATCTTCTTTACGGCGCTCGTGTTAAAGACCACCGCCATGTACTTGTTCGTAGCGGGTACAATCCGGTCGAAATGGGCGTAGAAGGTGATGTCTGTGCGGTCCGTGGTGACCAGTGGACTGGCTCTAAGCTGAGTATCCGTCAGAGGCCCAGACACTGGCACCGCGGTTGCCCGGAGCTGGGTATCGGTTAAAGGCCCTGTTGCTGTCACCGTCCCCGAAACCGGCTGCGTAGCCTGGAAAAAAGTCCCGCTAACAGGCACCGCCACAGCGCGGAGCTGGGTATCAGTAAGCGGACCCGTCGCGGTAACGGTACCACTAATAGGCTGAGTGGCTGGGAAGTTACTGACCGACGCGGTGACCGTGCCGCTGATTGGCTGAGTAACTGGGAGATTAGATACTGATACTGTGCCGGAGATCGGCTGGGTAGCGGGATAGAAGGCCCCAGATACCGGAACGGCTACAGCTCGGAGTTGGGTATCCGTGAGAGGCCCAGTCACTGTAACAGTGCCAGAGACAGGCTGAGTAGCTGGGAAGTTCGATACCGCCGCAGTAACTGAGCCGCTGATGGGCACCGGCGCCGTACGCAGCTCTGTATTCGTAAGGCCGGTGCTATTTATATTAGAGGTATTAGATCTAATGTCTTGGAGTAGGGTTTCTACGTCCGTTAAATCTATAGCTCCAGCTGCGGCTTGCGTGGCCCAGTATTCCCCCTGACTTGCGCCTAGCACAGTGCCGTGGACATCGACACCAGGAAGACTTGCTTTGATGCTCTCTAGTGCCGCCTGCGCTATCTCCGCGGTCGCAAACCCCGACATGTAGGAGCAGGAGTTAGCCTTATTGGTGCGGCCTTCGATAAAGACGACCAGCGAATACGAGGCCATGGATCATTTATCCGATGCACCCATTGATAGGGCCTCGTCCGCGGATACCCAACGGTCTCGGTCACTAATCCAGGCCATGTACTGAGCGGCGGTCATACGTAAATGCGGCGCGACCAAGATAGCCATGCGCTTATTCGTGTCTGCCAAGGAATCCGCGGCTCGCCTAAGGTCGCCTTCTTTACCGCCGACCTCAGCGAACCCGGGCTCGTGGAAGAGCAGGGCGGCGTCGGGGGCCATTTCTCTTATGTCGCAGGAGGTCTCGAAGATCACCGCGGCAGCAGAGGCGGCCATGCCATCAACGCGGCAGTGAATCTTCATACCTCCAGCCCTAGCCTCCTTCATTTGGCTCATGATACGGAGCATCGTACCTACAGAGCCGCCTGGGGAGTCAATGTCCACGATAACCAGGGACTCTTTAGCCTCTACCGCGACGGCCAGCTCTGTACGGAATTTAATGGTTTCAATGAAACCAATAGGCCCCAGCTCAATATGCCTGGTAGGCGAAGGGGCGGTAACGGCGGCGACCTTATTACTGAGATCGCAAAAGTTTCTCCGGCAGCTAGGAGAGGTTGTTTCTGGGGCTGCAGCGGTAGTAGCGCATCCCAAGGAGAGGGTCAGTAGAAGGTGTCGTAGCATCCATAGATACTTATTATTACTTGAGGTCTGGATCTCTAAAAATAAACCACAGACTTATGAGAATGAACCCTGTGATAACACAGGACATTAGGGGCACTGGGGCGGCGGAGTCACTTAAAGATAACAAACTTAGGACCGTCTTCATCGATTACCCCCAATCCCTGAGTCCAGCCGTGGATCTTCTTCTGATAACGATAACGGAAGCAGGTCTGATCTGGGTCTCCGCCGTACCCCGCGTTAAGCTCGAAGTAGAGACCGTCGCGGTTTTGGTAGTAGACGACGCCGCCAGTGTGCAGGTGTCCTACGACCGTGGGGGCCTGGTTGTAGCGAGCGTGGTCACCGTGTCGCTTATGACCGTGGTGCAGAAAGACCCTACCCAGGAGCAGCTCGTCCTTCTCGTCAACGCGACACTCAACGCCGTCGTAGGTATGCTGAGCTTCCCAGTCGATAAGGTCTTCGGCCTCGGGGATGGCATCAAGGATACGCTTAAGAGGGCGGACATCATGGTTACCTAGGAGCTGATATCGCTTAGCCTTGGGAGCCGCCGCAACTACCTCAGCCCAGAAATCTTCGAGTTTATTTCTACCTTCGTTGATTTCCTGCTTGGGGGTCATTACTGAGTGGGAACGAGAAAACTTGGAGAAGCAATAATAGTCTCTAGAATCCCCCATCTGAACCACGTAGGCAGGCTGACGGTCCTTGATTTGCTTAATGACCCATTTCTTCCAAGGAGCGGAGGCCCAAGGTTCATGCATATCGCCTATTGCTACTACCGCGCCGGGCAGTTTAAGGTCATCGAGGACTGGGGCTTGACTGACTCGCCCACTACGCTTAGTATGTGTTCCCAGGTGCTACTCCTTGGTTACTTAAGCATAGCAACCGTCGTGCCAACCCGCAACTGAAAGGTAAAAATCATGTACCGATATACTCCATTCACCTATCTTGCTAACGAGAAGCCGGAACTTGCAAAGGAGCTTTTGCTCGACGCGATGATGGAAGCGAAGGGCAATGCCTCGAAGGCCTACGTCAAAGCCGGCCTCAGCTCGTTTAGCTGGTACCGATACCTCCGCATCCTCGGTATCCAGGAGACGATGGCTTCGATCCGCGAGTCCTTCAAAGCCGGAGCGGCGGAGCGAGGACAGCGCTACAGTGACTCAGCTCCAGAGGTCAGAGCCGAGTCGGTGTTCAAATGACAGCGCACACGAAAGAGCCTTGGACGAGAATGCTGGACGTTGAAGTTACAACGTTGAATGATGGGCGCTACGTTCGACTATTCAACACACCTACGCCCGACGATGCCCGTCGTATCGTGGCTTGTGTCAACGCCTGCGCAGGGCTGAGTACGGAGGGGCTTGAAGCGTCGGCTCGGTTCACCTCCCCAAACGAGCGCCTGATGAAGCTCTATGAAACGATTGACGCCGTGTTGAGCGGGAAATGATGCTTTTCCTAGGACTGCTGTTTCTTTTTGCGGCGGGGTTTATTGGGGTTGTTTTTCTCGAGGCGGCTTCCCTGCCAAAGCTTAAGCTCCTTGTGAGCAAAGACGGCAAGCCTGACCCCAGCCTCCCGAGCGAAAGCAATCAACAAAGTACGCATAACCGGCTTCAGTAGACGACCCATCTTAAGTATATAACGGTCTACGGCCTAAGAAACAAGGCTCGTTCGCGCTGTCGTCGCTTAAGGAGTCCAGGAGAGTCTTTACCTGCGACCTTACGCCACATAAGGAAGGCGTCGGCAGCTTCGTCGAAGTGCTTTTTATTCAGCTCGCGGAGGACTGTAGATTTAGCGAAGGCGCTGGTGCCGATGTTGTAGGCTAGGCTAACAAGGGCGCCCATCTGATTGTCTGATACTTCGACTCTAACTAGGTCTTCAATAACATCGAGTAGGGGAGTGACGTAGTGGACTAGGCTCTCGTCTGCCTGCTCCTGAGTCCAAACGGTATCCTTGGTTACATGGCGTCCGGTTTGCCCGTATCCCACAGTCCAGATTCCACCCTCGTCTAAGTAGGCTTTGAGCTTGCAGCCCTCCGCAGCTTTAATAAAGTCCAGGGCTATGTCTAGCGCGGACATTTAGAGGTGCCCGGCGAGCTTGAGAATGGTAGCCAGGATGCCTAGGATGGTAGCGGTGCCTGCGCCGATCATCGCTCCTGCCTTCAGTAGCCCCGTGAAAACAGCAGCGTGGGTCTCGAGGGGTTTGACGCGGGACTCAAGATGCTCAGTCCTTCGCATGTGTTCTTCGAGAGCGGCCGTATTGAGCGCAAGGGTGGTATTGATTTCTCCTACATCTGTGGTAAGCTTCTCAAGCTTCTCCCTCAACCAAAGTTTATCACTATCCATATGATCACTTACCTCTGCCCCGAATGCGAAAATGAAACCCCTCGCACCGATCCTTCTGAGCACTTAGTGCTTACAATTATCCTTAAACCTTGCGCTAAACACGCTAGTCTGTTTTCAAAGTCTTCAGCTTCTCCAAAAGCTCCTGCACCAAATCCGAACGCCCCGAAGACGTAGCATTCCCGTACAGGGGCTTTAGGGCGCCTGAGTCAATGTCCACGTCGTAGTCCCTAACGGGCATCGCGCGGTTAGCTTCGACCTGCATTTTCCCCTTGGCCAGCCGGGCATTCTGCAGCGCCTCTGCCATTGGGTCATGTGGCGGCGCGTCCAGCTCAGGGTCAAACTTCAGCCCCCCGGTTCGCTTGGAGATCGCCTTGCTCTGCATCTTAGAGATCAGCTCTTTAATAGCCTTACTCTTAAGCGCCGCGTTCAGCCCGCCGCGGAGGACTCCGGAAGCCAGCCCCGAGACTCCGCCCCCGATGGCTGTATCAATAGCCAGGTCCTCGAGGTTCCGCCCCCGCGAGTGCCCCAGCCCTGAGACTGCGCCCGTGGGTATCGCTGCAACCACGGCTTCTTTAACACCCATGCCCAGCGGACTCGAAGCCAGCTTAGAGGCGAACCCGATGTCCTTAGCTGCCATGCCCGCCGCCTTAGCAGGGGCTCCTGCCATCATAAGAGGTGCGGACGAAGCAAATTCCACCGCACCGGCGCGCGCCGGCTCTTTCTCGTATTCCTTGGCCAAGATGTCGCGGTTCTCGAAGCGGGCCTGCTTATAGGTATCGTCGAAGTCCTTCTGCGCGGCCATGGGACTATCATGGGGCTTGAAACCCGTGGCCATAGCCTGGAGCCCAGCTCCTATTTCATCGCCGAAGCCTCCGGGGCCTTGCGCAATGGCCTCAGTTCTCCCGCGGATGTCTTCGTCCGACGCGGTGGGCGTAGGTGCAAGAAGCTCTCTAAGTCGCGCAAATCTACTGGCCATTGGATGCCTCTACCTGTGCTTTAAACTCTGGATCTGTCCGCATAAGGAACTCGAGCTTCTTCTGGAGCAGCGGACCCGTCGCCCCGGCGAGGAACTTACTGTAGCGGTCCCCGGCAGCGCCTACTTTGCTCAGGGCCTTACCCACGGGCTCAGTAACTGAGGTCGCAAGGACTGGGTCTTTGACCAGCGCTTCAGCGGCACCAAAGAAAGTGCGCCCGCTGAGGGGGTTGAGGAAGCCTCGAGCAGCGCGTGAGGCTATGCGGCTAGGGATTCCCTGTTCCTGACGCATTTGTAGCAAACGTGTATTGACTCCCTCAGCCGCCTTAGGGGCGATGGACTCCGCGGTGGGTAGGGGCTCAGGGGTATAGACCTCAGGAGTAAAGCCGGCCTTCGGATTAAGTTTAATGCCCTCTAGACCGACATCAAGGCCCATGTTCGGGGGGAGCGGCGGCTTCGGAGCAGGGAAGGGAGCAATGGGATTAGGTTTAAGTGGGGATGTCGGAGCTTGTTCGAGTCCCAGGTACGCCGGTAGCGGAGCTGGTTTAGGAGGCAGGCCAGCCAGCGGGTTGGGTTTCAGAGTCCCAGTGGTGGGCAGTAGGTCCGGGCGCATGAAGAAACCGTTATCCGCCGGTCCCCCACCACCTCCGCCCCCGCCGCGCTCAGCTTTTAGAGCAGCGACGATCTTCTGGAGCACCGCCGCCTTGCCTCCCGCGAACTCCCCCAGCTCGGTATTGGCTTGGGCCTGGTAGTCGGGAAGAATGGCCTTAGCGCCGGCCTCTGCCTCCGGGGTTAGCTCAAGGCCAAGATCGCCCTTCGACCGCAGGAAACGAAAATTCTCTTGGACCTTCGAGCCCAGCTTGCCCATAGCCTGCGCCATGAGGTCCGGCTGTCCGGGGATGCTAGGCGATCCGGTGCCACCCTCGCCGCCGACCGGGGACGTGGAGCGTTTAAGCAGAGACGCCCGCTCCTTAAGGCTCCGCATTTCATTAGCTCGGGTGGTGCGGGCCTCTTTTAGCACGGGGGACGCGCTAACTGGGCTAGTATCGGACTGGAGCGTACTAAAGATTTCCTTGAGCCTTTGCTGTGCCGCTTCGTTTCCCTGACGCACGGGCGACGCACTGACGGGGCTCTTAGATTCCTGCGCTTCCTTAAAAGCGTTGGTGACCTTAGTCTCCGCGGCCTTGTTTCTGGCGCCGATTGTCTCCTCGCCCAAGGCATTGCGAGCTTTAACCTCTGCGGTCTCCTTAGGCAGTAGTTCTCGGATTAGTTTTATAGTTTGAGCGTCTCTTGCGCTCTGCCCCGCGTACTCCAGGGGCTTACCTAGGTGCCGGGCTTTGCCTGCGTAGGTCGTAGTACCCAACGTTAAGCCATTTAATATCTCGGCAGCGCTCTCGACGCGGTTGTCGTTGATTGCGCCCTTGCCTACCATAACAGGCGCGGTAAGCTCAGGGGCTCCGAACGCCGCGGCTCCCCAGCCTGCGCCTTGCTTTGCTGCATCCCAAGCCACCTCAGGGTCGTGGGTAGAGGCGAGGGTCTGGAGACCGCTGGTAGCGCCGCCGAATAGCCCACCCAACGCAGCTCTACCGAGGCGTTGCCGGAGGAATCCCCCGCCTACTTTGCCGGCGAGGCCTAGGACTTTGGGTATCCCCGCTGTCCCAGCTCCAGCTACGAAGCCTGCGATGTCCCCAGCCGCCGCGGAGTAGGGGTTACGCTTAGCTCCCTCGGTCAATCGCTCGACGAGGTTAGCCTTTAAGGCCCCGGGAGGCGGCGCGTTCTTGCTAAAGGTACCCCCGGTGATCGCTTGTTGTTTAGCTTCCTCGAGATCCGGAGCGAGGCCCATCGCTGCGGTGTCGTAGGCGTGGGATAGACCCGTCATGCCCATGTCCCCGATGGTCTCGAGCGTGCTCCTAGGCTTCTGCGCCTCCGCAGGAATCATCCACTCAGGGAGCTTTTCTTCCTTAGGCTCCGGAGCAGGCGCAGCTTCCGTGCCAGCGGGGATCATCCACTCCGGTAGTTTAACGTCGGACACTCTTCACCGGCGTAGCCTTGTACTTAGCCTTGGCTTCTTCGACCTTCTCAGGCGGTACGTAAACAAAGGAACCATCGGGCAGCTGCATCGTCTTGAGCCCGGGTCTATCAGCCGGGGGAGCAGCGGTAGGCGAGACTTTCTTAGCTTTCGGCGGAGTATTGAGATCCAGGTTATAGCGATCCGGTTCTTTGATCTCTTCTTTGTTTGGCAGTGCCGGGGGAGGCGTAAAGCCGGCGGGGTTAATGCCTCGAGCGCCGGTAGTCCCAGACGACGGGGGATTCATAGCCGGCGCGACTTCCGTAGGGTCCTCAGGCCGGGACTCGTTGAACATCGACGTGGCCATGTTGGGGTTGGCTTTAATGTACTGACGCCAGACATCGGGGTGCGCGGCGTACAGACGGTTAACGGCTTGCTCTGACAGCTCCGACAGCCGCTTTACAGACTCTTTGACGTTGTGGCCGTTGGAAATGTTGTTCAATGCGAGCTTATACTCAGCGTTCTCGCGGGGGGTAAAGACAACGCCCGTGATGCCCTTTCTTTCCAAGGAATAGGCCAGAGTCAACGCGTGCTGTACGTCCTGCGCCGGCTGAGACTTCATGGCATCGATGCCCGTACCGACGATACCCGGCACCATATCCTGTACGCCCTGGACCACCGTATGCCCCGGACCAACGCCCGCGATATCCCCTGTTTCAGGATTGGTGTTCGCTTGGATAGTGTTGACGAGGTCCTTAACGATCTTCAGGACAGAGGCTTCCTCGGGCTTGATTGCGTTGCCTAAGGATGCAAGGCGCGCAAGGCGCTTATCATCCTGTCTAACTCGTTCGTCCTCGAGCCGAGTAGCCGTGGTATTGGTGCGGCCTTTCTCACCCTCTTCTCGGGAAAACTTCTGACCTAGTTGCTGATGAACCCAGTCCCTAGCCGCGCCGAGACCTTTAGCTGTGCCGCCGAAGGCTCTAACCTTGTCGCCCATGCCGGGGATGGCCTCGTCTGCGCGTTGGGCTAGTGCCTCCAAGGCCGTGGCGCTCTCATCGGGTCCTGTGTGACTGGCCTTAGCTTGGGCCTTAAGCAAATCGGTTTCCGAATTAATGATGTCACGAGCGCCTGGGAGCTGGCTGGCGGAAAGAGCCTCAAATCGATCCCCCATTCGTTCCCTGAGAGCTTTGCCCACCGTAGTTCCAGAAAATAGAGCCCGGGCACGTACAGATACGTCGCTTCCAGGGTCTCGCATTGCTTCATCTAGTTCTAGCTCTCTCTGCCGCTTACCCGCCGCAGCGTCCTGATCGGCCAACGCGCGCCGACGCATTACATCGTTAAAGGAATCGTCTCGACGGGCTCGGGTCGAAGCTCCGAGATCCTTAGCAGTGCCGCCGCCTGCGTGATTCAAGGACTCAATGGCATCCATAAACCGAGCACTATTGTCGGTACCGGCTCGGTCTTTAATGGCAGCCTCGAGCGCAGCCCTGTCGGCACCCTGGCCGTAGGGGTCTTTACCGGGGAGCGGAGCTACCTTGGGAGCAGCGGCAGGCGGGAGAGCCATGTAATCCGCGTCGGGCTCCGTGGGCATCATCCCAAGCTCGGGAGCTTCCGGGGGCAATTTCAAAGTGACGTTCGGCTCCGCCTCGTCCATGTACTGCTTAAGGGCGAGGGGCTCGTGGCCATTCTTAAGCATATCGACACTAGGAGCAAAACTCTGACCCTCCCAGTGCCCGCCCTTATAAGCCCCGGGAGCGCCGCTGTACTGAGACTCGTCGCTAAACGTAGGGTGATTCGGCTTCTTAAACGTATCGGGCATGTGCCCTACGTCCGCGCCGGGATTGGCTTTAAATTGGCCTTGGAGGTCGTAATCCGCGGAGTCCTGAGCTACGTTACGCCCGCGCTTTATCGACTGCTCCGCCACCCACTGCTTAAAGCGCACCTGTTCGTCGGGGGTAAGCTTAGTGGTATAGGGATCTTCTACTTCCTCTACCAAAGGAGCTAACTCCTCAGGGGGCTCCGCCAGAGGTGCCAAAGCAGCCCGTTGGAGCAAGAAGTCCTCGTCTTCCGGTGTACGCGGCATTAGTACCTCCACCGAATCCCATCTTCTTCTTCGTCTTCCTTTACTTTCCCGGACATTGGTACTGGAGCCTGGTTATAAGGACCCGTGGGACCAGGACCGTAGGGGTCACTGCCACTGCTGCTACCAGAGCCACCCATGCCAGCGAACGCCGGGATGGCCTGCGCAATACCCGTGCCAAAGTCAGAGATCCGTTGCCCAGACGCCGCGCCCGCTCGGGTTTCGTTGGCGGCGATGTTCGTTTGTCCCCCGGCTCTCCCAGCAGCCAAGGTAGTTCGATTCTGGAATTGCTGTTGCGGGATACCGAGGTTATAGCGCTGAGCCCGTTCCTTAGCCCCGGCGTTGTACTGCGCAATCCTATCCGCTGCGGAGGCTCGCTGCGTCGCTTCTGAGAAGCCCTGCTGCCTAACGTCCCCAGCCATCTTCCCGCGCTGCAAGACAGCTTCGATAGCACGGCGCCGAGCGTCCCCAGCGGTCTTAGCTCCCGCGAGTGCGCCGGCTTCTTGCTGGTCCCGCGCTGCTCCCAACTGCAAAGCCGCTGAGACTCCGCCCGGGGCTTGGCCACTGCGTGCGAGAACATTAACGATGCTCTGGCGCTGCGCTTGGGCTCGCTGAGCCGCGTCGCGCTGGAGCATCTCGTTATTGACGCGGTCTTCGAGAGTCATGCCCCCGGAGTCGGAGATATCTTTAAACTGAGCTAACGCGTCTGTCTGAGCCGCGGCGAGAGCGGGGTCGGCGTGGACGTCCGCCATGGCCGAAGGACCCAACTGCTCCGCGACCATCTGCTGGAGCACCGGCAGCGGGATATTCCAGGCCGCGGCCGCCCTACGCAAAGCCTCGTCTGCGTTGCCCCGAGCAATCTCGTTCTCGAGGATCGCTATCCCCGAGGCGCCCAGCTGCATAACTGTCCCTGCTGCTCCTGCTGCTCCCGATGCGTCCATTACCCGCCCCTCTGAGGCGCTGGTTGCCCCGTCCCGGCCTGAGCGGCTCGGTTGTTATCAATGATTTGCTTAATGTGATCGGTGTTGCTGTCGTAGTACCGGCGAGCTTCGGCCTCGGATAGCGTCGGATTCATCATGCGGTACTCGTGGAAATAATCGTCCTCTGACTGAGCAGCCGCTGATGCTTGGTTCTCAGCGGTTTGGCGCAGAGCCTCGCGAGCATCGGCCTCAGCGCGATTGCGATCTATAGTTGCGCGGGCCTCCGTTGCGACCCTCTTCGTGTCCGCCGCCGCCCGGTCTGCCACGCCCGTATCCCCGACGGCCCCCGCGAAGCGACCTCGGAGCCCTTGGAATCGCTGCTGAGCTGCTTTAATTTCCCCGGCTCCGTCGGATCCAATGAGGAAATCGTTAAAGCGACCCAAGCCGCCAGTCATATGCGAGGGGTTACGATTTAGAGCAGCATACTCCTGCCCGGCGCGGTTGAGGCCTAGTTGCATGTCTTCGAGATTAACCCCCGGCGTCTCAGCCAGAGAGGCAGGGCCTTTGTACGTAGCCCCTGCGACCTGCTCCTGCTGTGCGATGCTATCCCCCGTATTAAGTCGCGTAGTGGTACGGCCGCGCGTCAATGCACCACCAGGACCACTGCCAACCAAAGGCGGAGGTTCCGCTGGAGTGATTGCCTTCGGCACAGCAGCCTGCGCAGCCTGGGTAAACCGACTCTGCGCATCCCCGAGCTGTCTATTAACTCCGGCTGCTGCGGTGTCCGCCTTCTGCACAGCCTCCTGAGCCATCCGTGCGCCCTGCCCCTTATTAGCGTAGAGGAGTCGTGACAGGTCATTAAAGTGACTGCGTACTGGAGCCGCTGGAGCCGGAGCATTTGTGCCTCCGCCGCCCGCTGGAGCTGCGCCGACGACTGCCTGCTGAGCCACTAGGGCAGGGTCCGGCGTACCGAGGGTCTCCTCTTGCGCTGCTTTCTCTTGATCTGGACGTGAAACGCGTGCCATAGTCTGCCCTATATACTTATTATTACTTACACTATGATTAGAGTGATTGTGTACTTTGTGCTGGCGGCTAAGCCTGTGATATCATGGATGCGGATTTTAGAGCCTTCCATCAGTTCCCAGTAAGTCACGGTAACCGCGCCTGAGGGAGCATTCTGCGTAACCTGAGCTACCCGGATCTCCTCAGGAGTGCCGCCCAAAGTACAGTCGAAGGTCAGCGGGAAATTAGGGTTAGTGGTATCGATGTTAATGACCTTCTTCATCGATCTAAAGTTGTCCGCGCGGGTGAGACGCTGTGTCAGGGCGTAGGTCACCGACGAAATAAAGTCATTGATCTCAGCCAGTGCGTCGGAGAACCAATCCACGTCGGCAGGCGGTTCGATGCTCCACTGTCTCTGTTTCGGAGGAGGAGCCATTAGCGGGTATTACGCTCCGACATATTCTCGTAGATTGGGGTAACACCCATGAGTTGCCACTGGGCCTGCGCCTCACGCAGCGCAAAGCCCACACTGAGGTAGGACACGCGGCGGGCGTTGGTCGGGATTGCAATGCGCTTATTGACCGGGCGAGATGGCTGCTCCCAGCCGAAGAGTCCCCAGCCCACCGCACCGAAGCCGCCGAGGCTGAAGTCAATCTGTTCGATATAGGGATTGGTGTCCCCGGCGAAAAGGCCCTTACCCAGCGAGAACCCAGGCGTCCTGAAATGGTAGGTTACTTCTCTGAAGTTCTTCCGCTCCTCAGGCCCAGAGGCGAATAGGGGTGTATTGAGCACCGTATTCTGGATGCCGGGGTAACAAGTCGCCGCAGCGATGGTCCAGTCGATAGTGTCGTTGACCACTACGTCGTAGGTATTAATGCCCGTGGACTCCACCGACCCGATTAAGGATCTCAGAATCGGAGACTGGTAAAGCAGATCCCCCGCCGTGGGCTCAATCGTAGAGGTCAGGCTTACTACGCCCCCAGATGCCGCGGTTATGGTGACCTGCCAATCTTCGTCTGCGTAGTCGGTACGGTCGAAGTTCTTGCGCTCGTAGGAAACCTGGGTGCTCAGTGGTGTAGTAACGTAGAGCAGGTCTGTCTGTGGAATGATGACGCCGGAGTCCATGGGCTTAGTCCAGCGAGTCCAGGACTTCGTCACCACATCGTAGGCCCAAGCCTGTGTATTGTGAGCATCCTCGACCGTGGTAGGCATAGCCAGGATGTATTTGCGGTAAGACTCATAACCCACCGCGAAGGCCTGGACCTTGAGCACCGGCAGCCCTACGCCGTAGAGTGCTTTAATCTCAGATTCGATGGGGACGGAAAGGATAGTAGGGCCTGCTTCATTAAACCTAACAACGCCTTGGGTCGTTAGACAGTAAATCGCGTCGTCAAAGTTAACCAGAGTGTCCGGAGCCACCAGAGTAGCAGTAGCGGAGAGGCTGGTAACCTGATAAGGATATGAATTCGACACCACAAAGGTACCGGCGATATCCGTAAAAACGTAGAGTTTATCCCTAAGAGGGCGGATGCGGAGGATGGTAGCATTCCGCGGACCGATGGGTAGCCGGTTGAGCAGCGGAACGGCCTCGGGCTGATTCTGCTTAGAGAACCACAGGCCGTTGCTACTGGGAGTCGAAGACGAAGTAATTGCCCCGAAGGAGCTGGTAGTAAAGACTGGATTCCACGCGCTTGGTCGAGAAACGTAGACCTCGAACGCTGCGGCGCCTGGGACTCTACTCCGCGCCAATAGCTGTCCCGGCAGATCGTCGGGGCCAGAGGTGTAGAAGAGGTTGACGCTAGGGCCTGGGGAGCTGGAGTACTGCTGCGCTAGTTCTTGGGCTGTCTTAGCGACGTTGGTCGCCGCGTCAAAAGACGTATAGACCCGGAATTGCGTTACCGTAGGAGTAGAGGCTTCGGCGATCCCCGTAAACGTGACGCCCGCGATGGTAATGGAATCGCCGGCTACGAGCCCGTTGGGAGCGCCGGTGCCTAGGAGCGAAAAGGACAGCGTCTGAAGTTCTTGGTAATTAGCACCCCAGAGCCGCTGGTCAAACTGAGCGATGTCTAGGCAATAAGGCGGCTGGCCGTTGTCATTCTGGAGCGAGGAATCCGGGGGCTCACCATCATCGGTATTGGTGTAGAGTGGATCCTGGAGCAGCGAGTCCGGGATAACATCGGTGTAGGTAAAGTACCCGGCAGTAATGTCCCCTGCGACCAGCGTGTACTCTTTGTCCAAGTAATACTGCGGACGTGGGAGAACATCGGCTCCTACCGATTGCTTGGCGCGGTAAACTAAGACAGTATCGCCCACGGCGGCGTCGGCGGGGAGCTGAACATAGACTTGGACATTTTTGGTTCCATAGGACACCGTAGCTATATAAGCATTCGTGGGGTATAGGAACCCGGCGCCGCCGCCGCTCAGCGTAAAAAAACTAGGACCAGCACTAGTGACAGTATAGTTTCCTGATACAAAATTCGTGTCCAACGGATCGAATGCTATGCCTACTTCTTGACCGACGATTAATGTGTTCTCCACAGTAGCTAAAGTAGTTGGAATCGGAAAGCCCGCTGCGATTTGTCCTACTGGGATCGTGAAATCCGGCGCGTTCTTTACGAAGACGGGGTTGGACGGTGTCCCTTCGTGAGGAATATCATTGGCGTCTGTGCGGAAGAACGTAGCCACGTAGGCTGTCTGCGCATCGGCCGCCAGCCAACCAGCGTCTGGGGTGCCTGTTATAGCAGTGGTGTTAAGGACACTAGTCGGCGTCGGGCCTCGAGGCTCACCCGCGGGGATAGCAGTGCCTCCGATCGGCGTATCAATGACCCTAATTCCGTCAGAAGTAAAGTAGAAGCTAAGAGACATTTCCTCGGCTTTCATACGCAAAGTCTGAGGAGCCGGGGGACCAGTGCTACCCGTATATGGAACGAAGGCTGCACCAGAGTTGTAGGAAAGCTCGTTTCGGTGTTGCACAATCAGCGTACCGCGAAACGAAAAAGATGCCTTAACGAAAGATTGGAACCCGGCACTCAACTCATAAGGAAACCAAGCAAACCCACGCCTAGACTCCGCGACGCCCGGGGAGTTGATGACGATGTTATCCGCGAGGATGTAGGCCCCGACTGGAGCTTGGAGCGTGGACGGAGATATCCAAAGACCCGCCGTGCCTAGAGATTTTTGGACCGCCATAGGTTAGTACCCGAAGCGATTGCGGCCGTGCCAGCCCGGACCGTTGAAATTAGTCAGATAGCGATTGTCCCCGATGGAGCGCGGGGTGATGAGTACCAAAGCCTCTTGGCGCTGGGCCTCGCACATCTCTCGGGCCACGGTCATCTTGGGGTCACCCGCGGACTCGAGGATCTTAGTCACTACACGCTGAGCTAGGAGTGAGTGCAATTCCACAGGGAGCTGCGGAATCGGAGACTCGCCGGCCAGAGCCACGTAGTCACCTACAGCTAGATCATCCGGGAGAGCGTCGTCAAAAGTAAGTACGTTGCCCGCGATGTCAGCAGTCTGATCAAAAGCCAAGGTATCGAAACCCGGCTCCGAGTGGATGAAGTCGTAGGAGGTGCCGTCGGTAAAAGTCGTAGGTGCCGAGGAAAGGGTGACTTCATTGGTAGTGGTATCGATGTCAGTTATGAGCCCGCAGGAGGTCTCGAGGACTAGGCGATTGGGTCGGAGGAAATACATAATTCTCAGCGTCGGGCCGCCATAGCTCGCCGAGAGAAGTTTGATATTGGTATTCTCGAAGATGTACCCCGGACCCATGCCCGAGTTGCCGAAGGTGCTGGGAGTCAGACCGTAGTAAGCGTTGTACGACTGCTTAGGCTCAACGCGCTGTAGGACAATCCAGTTATTCGGAGCTGAGCCCAAAAGGACCTGGCGGATCGACGAGCCCACAGACCGCGGCGGAATAGCGAAGGTAACCTGGTTATTGCCGAGGGTATAGTCCTTCGAGCGCACGAACCACTCTTCCCGGATACCCGAGAGCAGGGTAACCATGTAGCTCTGGATCTCATCGGAAGCGAACGCGAGGATTTCCTCGGTCCCGTAGGAGCCGTCGGAGGTCTCGGGAATCTGCCCCCGGCGCTTAATGTCCGCGATTAGATTCGAGGCTAGGTATGGGTTAACGTTGGGCACAGAGCATTACTCCCCGCCCATCGACTCCAAGAGCTGCTTAAGCATCTCAGGATCTAAATCAGAGGCTTCGCCCTCAGCTGCCTCAGCTCCGGGCATCTCGACAGCCTCCTCGCCCATAGGCTCCAGAGCCTCGGGGGCAGGGGGGCTCAGCTTAGACTTAAGACCATTGGCCCTAAGCTCGCCGACAAGCTTAAAAATCTCTTCAATTAGGCCACGTTCGTCCATAGTATTCCCTTGTTATACTTATTACTTTGTTGATTAAACTTTGATTCGCTGGAACTGTAGGTAAAGATTGAGACTTCCGGCGTTAATGTCAGCGATGTTACCGCCGCCGACAATGAACTTCATATCTAGAGTTGGAGTGGTGCCGAAGGGAATGATGTAGCGGTCCCCGTTCCAAGCCGTTCCACGCTCTGCTACGTCCATACCAATCTGGCCCGTAGCCTCAACGCTCGCTGAGAGAAGAAGCGAATCAACAGCGGTGGTGCTGGTACCGAGCGAGGCCTCGATCCCAGTGACGCCGGGGCCAGAGAACAAAGTCGTTACATCAATAAAAGCTTCCGTAAAGCGATATCCAGGCCTAAGATCTGAGAGCCGAACAGTCCCCACCCCGGCGGCTACCGCGGCTGCGAATGGAATCGTGATAATGGCGACACCGGTGTCATTGCGCAGCGTCGTGCAGGTAGTCGCAAGGCTGTCGTTCCAGAGCTGATCGCGGGTGTTAATGATGTCTTGGCCGTTGAAATCAGGCAGGGGCTCGTCAACGTCGCTACCTAATAGACCTGTTAGATTTCCCCGGGCATATACTCTGCAATTCGTATTTTTAGCGAAATCCGTTCCACTACGGCCGATGGTAGCTCCGAGTGTATTGTTGCTGCCGTCGTAAACCGGGAAACCGTCAATTGGCGTCGACGTGTACGGCAGCCCCATCGCATCAAAAACAACCGAGCCCTGACCGGCTGTAGATGCTCCGTCAGCTCGGAACTTAGCGATGTTTCCATTGCCGGTAGCTACCCAATCCCATTCCGCGCTGCCGTCCGCGATCGCAGAGCCTGTGCCCGTTGGGCCGCCCGTGTTACCGGTGGTGCCGGCGACGGTGCAGACGTACCATTTATTGGTGTCATTGAGACGTTGTTGTCCTTCTAGAACGGGGGTCAGCGCAGTCCAGGCAATAGCATTCGTGGTAGCACGGCCGTTAGACCAGTTCCCCGCCTCAACGTGCGAAGGACCATCAAGGATACACAAATAGTCGTCAGCCGGGGGTGAAGCTGCCACGTAGACGCCGGACATATGAACCGGAGTAGCCTGCGAGGAAATTAGAAACCGGGCAAAATACCCTGAGTTCCCGTTCTCCATACCGCCGCCTGTGATTTCGCAACCGGTGGAGGCGACAAAAATCATCGCAGCATCGGCGTCGCGATCGTATCCTATATTAGCGCCCTGAACCTCACGACATAGGAGGTAGCCAGACAGAGCCTCGATTCCGCGGTAGCAGTAAGTAATAGTACAATTGTCAAAGGTAAAGTTCTTAGTGTTTCCGGCTACAACGGCCTTAAATCCCCAGCCTTGGATTGAGTTGTGGCCTTGAAACTGGCAATTATAAAAGCGGTACTCGCTGGACTGAAGCGTGTCGGGCGGATCGTCATCGGACCCGGCCTGAACGAGGATAGAGTCATAGTCACCCTTGGGCTCAACAAACTGGCAATTGTTAAATCTAACGCCGGAGGATCCGATCTGCGTGTCGTCTGGGGGACCGTACCACTTCTGGGAGAGCTGGACCAAGACTAGAGCCTTAGCTCCCCCGTTAAAGGTAAGATTCTCAAACGTAGAGCCGTTAATCGCGAGGAACTTAAACCACGTAGTCCCGTCGGTCCCGTCGAAAATAAGCGTGGAGCCTTCGGTGCTACTACGACCCGAGGGCATATCCCCCCTCATGTAGATGCCCGCGCCGGGGCTACCTACGTACTCGTCTAGATCCCCGGTGTACCAGCTATTTCCTTCGATTGCCGGGACGTAGATAACCGCCGCACGCTTGCCGTCTACGGTTGGAAAGTATGAGTAAGAAATATCTGCAAAGATTGCATTGAACGCTGCGGTCGTAGCAGTCTTGCCCGCTGAGCCTGGAATAGCGCCCCAGGTGCGGATATCGTAGTAGGCGCTGGTTGCCGGGTAGACTAGAACATCGCCGGAGTTCTCATTGACTACGCTACCTACGTTCGGAGCCGTAAAAGTAAGGTTAGTATTAGCGGTTGTGTTACCTGAGAAGACGTTAAGGTTAACGACGTTGTACGTAGACGGAGAGACCCCAGAGACCTGGGTAATGTTGACGCCGTAGCGAGTCGCGTTGACAATGGTAGCGTTGGTGCAGTAGCCGAAGGAGCACCCGTCCACGAGGATATTGTCGCCCGCCCCCGTACGCGCCGAGGCATCGATCTTGATATTCGTTACAACCCAGTATTTCCGGTCAGGAATTCGGTGACCGGCGTGGTCGAGGAAGCCCCGGTTGGGCTGGTTGTTCTGGTAGGCCCGTCGC